GCGGTGAGCCTCGGGCGCGTCACCTCGGGAGTGAGCAGGGGATTTCTCACCCGCCTCGTGGCGGTGCAGTGCCGGGTGTATCCTGCCTCGACGGGGGCAGGTTCGGACCGTCCCTTCTGTCACCGATGGGCGCGGTATCCGTCGACGGCTCCCGCGTTCGGGGCCGGGTTACAGCGGCCCGTCCACGGCGTCCGTTTTGGAGGCCGTGGACTGCATCACGGGGTACGACACCATGCTACCTAACGGTTCCTCATCGTGTCGGCTCCCTCCCCGCCGTGAACGGCGGTGTTTCCGCCTCGGAGGACACCTGACATGGCCCGGACGCACTACGCACTGCCCGTCGACATCCTCCGGAAGTTCGACCCCGGCCTGACGCAAGGGGACCTCGACTCCAACGCGCTTTTCGGGAATGAGGACGCGGAGCTGGTCCGGTCGTACATTGAGGCCGCCGAGCGGAAGTTCGACAGCCGAACCGGGCATCCCTACCGTGAGCAGCGGGAGGGAACCCCAGGTGAGCCGTACACCTACGAGAAGATGGACGCCGACTTCTGGCGGTATCAGGGCGGCACGCGGGTGTGGCTCGACAACTGGCCGGTCGTCCCGTTCGACGCCGCCGCCGGCGACACCCTCGAGATACGCGTCGGCCGAGACACCTGGAAGGATATCACCAGCCAGGAGGGCTCCCTGTTCGAGGCCAACTGGCCGGAGGGCGAGCTCACCATTTACGCGGCCCGGTACCGGGGCAGCTGGCGGAACGCCTCGTTTACCAACAACATCCGGGTGACCTACCGGCACGGGGCGTTTGGGTCTGACCCGGACGAGGGCGGGCAGACCAGGCTCACCAGCGACACCACCGGGGACGGGACCGACACCACCCTAAATGTCGCGGACGCCCGGCGGCTCCCGCCAGCAGGCATCCTCAACCTCGGGGGCGTCGAGTACGCACACCTCACCAGTCGGGACCTCGATACCGATACGATCACGGTGACCCGCGGCGTCAGGTACACCGACGCCTCGGACTCGAACCTGTCGAGCGGAGACGTCGTCCATTACTGTCCCGAGAACATTCGGGAGGCGGTCGCGGCCCGGGCGGCCCGGGAGCTCATCAAGGTCGACCACATCGGCGACAACCTCCCGACCCCAGACGACGACCTCACGTTCAGCGACCTCCTGGAGGACCTCAACAGCGAGTGGAAGGAGGCTATCGCGGAGAACGCCGAGGCCACGCTCCTATGACCGTCGAGCTGGAGCTGCACGGGTCGAAGATCGACACCACGTTCCCGGAGCAGGACGTCCGGGTCCAGGTCGGGTTCAACACGCCGTACGCGGCTGCCGTGAACTACGGGGCGGAGCCGCACTGGCCGCCGCTCCGGCCGATGGTCAAGTGGACGAACCGGATGGGGTGGGAGAACTACGGGCTCACCGACTCGATGAGCGAGGACGACCTGTGGGCCGAGGTCGACCGTCGACGCGCCGAGGGGATGCCGCAGCCGGCGGGCTACCTGATGGCTGCTCACATCGCCGAGCACGGGACCAAGCCCATGATGTACGCCTCGGACGCGTTCACCGAAGCCCAACAGAAAGGTGAGTCCTGGCTGTCGGGCCGGGAGTACGACGCCGATACCCCGCTGGTGGAGATCGCCGAGGACTTCGCTAACTGGTCGCTTGAGCTGGCGGTGGATAACCTCCAAGCGCGGCAGTCGTCGGCTGCGACCGGGACGCTGCAGACCAGCTTCTTCCCTGCGCAGGTGATCGAGAAGTGACGCCACGAAACCTAAGGGCTCGGCGGCTGTGCCCCCGGATATCTGGCGAGCGACAGTGGGGCCACAGTCGCCCGACGTTGCCTCGTGTGGGCGAGGAGTCCCTGCAGGTATCATACCCCCTGGCGGAGTTTCAAGAGGAAATGGCCTCCTCGGGGCCTGTAACCCTCGGGTTTGGCCGTCTCGCACGTTCCCGGGGTTTGTTTTACCAGGGACGCGAGGTGGTGGATAGTCGCCTCCCCCCACGCTGGACGACAGGTGACCGGTTAAGGGTTGTCCTTTGTGTACAACCACGGGAGTGTTCGGCCGGATGACCCGGCCGACCTACGACGCCCAGGAACTCACCATCGAGGGAGCCACCGGGAACACCGGCTTCGAAGGCCTCTGGCGGAATCACAACACCGGGCCCGACGGGAACCCGGTACAACAACCGCGGTTCATCGACATGGAAGCGCCCGGGCCCGGCGAGTCCTCACGGAGCCTGCCCTCGGACAAGCGGACCACGCCGCTCGTGTACGTGCACGATGAGTCGCCGGCGAGCATCGACTGGGCGGATATAACCCACCAGTCCCAGAACTACCAGTTCGCGGTCCGGATGGCGGTCGTGATCGCCGAAGACATGGACGGCCGGACCGGGAAGAAGCAGCGGAACGCCGTGGTCCACGTCCTCGAGAACATCCGGGAGGCCGAGCACGCGCCGGCCGACGGAGTGTTCAACAGCGACTTCCAGGAGCTCAACCTCGTGAACATCGACCGGACCCCGACCCGCTTTTCGAACCAGTGGCGGTGCTGGTACGACGTTCAGTACGAGGCGTTCGGGGTACTATAGATGCAGTCGGCCCAACCCATCGTTGAGGTCTGGCAGTTAATCGGGTCGGTGAGCGGCGTCGTCTTAGTGGTCTTAACGGCGTACGGCACGTTGATCCTCCAAAACCGGAATAAGGTAAACCGGTTGCGGCAGCAGCTGTTGGGAGCCGAGGGCGACGACCGCGACGTGGGGTTTGTACAGGAAACTCGTGAACGGTTGGACGAGATAGAGGGATCACAAGCACAACACGCCCAGCAGACGCATACGCAGCTGTATAAGCTGGATCAGAAAATGGACGTCGTTCTTGACGTGGTCGTTGATGAACACGAGGACATCCGGTTACCACGGTCTGTGGAGGATATGGAGGATGTGCCGCCGCCGCCGGGGAAGTTCTACCGCAGCAACACCGAGCGATGGGGTGACAACGATGGTAGTGACGACTAACCCCCTGGGGTCACTTCGCGTGGACCACAGTCAGGTATAGGTACAAAGATATACGTATGCTCCATGCAACCCAGGCCGGCCGCCTCACCGTCGCTCCCCAAGGCGATGAAGGGAAGACGCCCTTTCCCGACCACCGGGGCTTCCGGCAGGAGCTTTCCTACGACGAAGACGAGGAGTTCAACGTTCGGGAGAAGCTCCCGGCGGACTTCGCCGGCCTTGAGGCCCCGGAGGACGTCGCCGAACAGCTTGAGGAACTGCTCGCAGCGCAGAACCCGCACTTCGAGCTCGTCGACGGCGACGGTGATGGTCCGGCGGGCGATCAGGAGGACGAGTGAGCTATGAGCATCAGCATCCCACACCCGTACAAGAGCGAGAAGGCCCAGATCGCACTGGACATCGAGAACACCCAAAAGACCGAAGTAACGGTCACCCGGTATCCCGGGTTCCTGACTGGTGAGCAGGAGCTCCCTGACCCGGAGATCGACCTCACCGAGGAGCACTACGTCGGCGGCGACCGCGACCCCTACGAGCAGACCGAAGGCCAGTGGGGCTTCGACGCCGGCTCGCTCACGATGGTCCCGTACGACGGCTTCCCCATCGCCTGGGCGATGGGGGCCGACTCGGTCGCGGTCGACGCTCCGTCGGCCGGGCTCAACACCCACACGATCACCCGAAAGCAGGACGGGGTCCCGCCGACCGCGACGATGGAGGCGGCCTACCTGGGCCGGGGCGGCCAATCCGACTTCGTCCGGACCTTCCTGGGCTGCTACCCGAGTTCGGCGACCATCGAGCAGAACAACGAGGGGAAGCTCGAGGTGTCGGCTGACGTCCAGGCCCTGGGAGTCACCGCGAACACGCCGCACTCCACCGTATCCTCGGTGAGCCTTCCGGACCGCCAGCCCTGGAAGTTCGACAAGGTCAACTCGAACCTGGACCTGCAGTTCGGCGGGGTGAGCAACCAGTTCGCTCGGATGACGGACTTCACGTTCGACATCGAGAACAACCCGACGCCCGAGCACTACATCGAGAGCTCGGAAGCGCCGGAGCCCTATGAGCTCCTGTACGGGAACGGCGGATACAACTGGGATGTGTCCATCGCGGTCACCGACAACTCCCTGTACAACGAGCTCGTCAACAGTCAGGGCCCGTTCACGGCGACGGTCACGTTCGAGAAGGGGTCGAACGGCGACGAGACCCTACAGATCGAGGGCAAGGAGTGCAAGATGCCCTCGGGGGCCCACCCGGTCCCGGAAGAGGGGAAGGTCGAGACCGACCTCACCCTCTCCCCGCGAAAGACCACGATCACCGTGGTCGACGGGGTCGAGTCCACCAGTTACGTCGCCGGCGGAACGAACGCCTAACCGGGTCCTGGATGGCGGGACTCGCGCCTCGCCGGTTCCAGTGCTGGTGGTACAGCGAACTCCTGGGGTGGCAGTGTGACGCCTACCCGACGCCCGATCAGGCGCTCGCTCGGCTCCGGGAGGTGGAGGACCGCGAACACTTTACAAGGGGAGTGGCCATAGATATAGCAGAACACCTGACTGGTCAGGAAGGGTACGCGACTCACCAGGAGTTCACCACGCATCACAGACAGTACACGGAGGAATACACGAATGCCTGACTTACAACGCGGAGCGAAGCCGGACTGGTGGGACGAACACGACGTCGGGGCCCGGGATGACGCGATGGTTTCCGACGAGACCGAGCGGGTGTACATCCGCGCAGAGAACCCGGACGGGGAGATGAAGCGGTACTGGTTCGACGTCAAGGAGCTCACCTGGAAGGGCAAGAACAAGATCGTCAGTGACGCCCTAAAGATTCGAGAAGAGCAGACCGACCTCCGCATCGACCAGTACTACAAGGACACCCTCGAGACCATGATCCAGGACACGTCCGTCGAGGGGGTTACCGGCGAGAAGGGGCTGACCATCTTCCTCGCGGGATTGAGCCCCGGCCTGGGTGATAAGCTCCAGGAAGGGGTCGCCCCGAACCCGGGGAAGGCCCTGTCGGACCAAGAAGAAAAAAACTCCGACGAGCCCTTCGCGGAGGGGGTGGCCAGCAGCTCCGCGACGGGCGACGAATCGGAGACCCCGCCAACGCCTACTACCAGCGACGAGCAATAGAGTACAAGCTCCTCGAGGAATGGGAAGGCGTCAGCCTCACGGACCTGCGGGGCTCCTACAGGCAAGAAGTCCGGTACCGCGACCGGTTCACGCCGACCACAGGACACGTCGCAGCCGCGGCCGTGGTGTCCGGAGTCCTGGCCATCGTTCTCGGGGAACTCGGCTCCTTGATCGGGGCAGTCGTCCTGGGCGTCCTCACCCTGGCCGTCGCGGCCACGCGGGAGGAGATCGCCGAGCAGCTTGAGACCGGGCCGGCCGTCGACGTCAGCGAGCACGCCCGCCCCGGGCTCACGGCGAGGGAGGCCGAGGAGTTCTACACGCTCCACCAGGAGTACCTGCAGATGCAGGACGAAAAGCGGGAAGCGATGCGGAACGAGGCCACGCAGAACAGTCCTTCGAGCGGCCGGGCCCTCAACAAGCGATAGGCCCCAGCCGGCCGGTGGCTTGGGAGGACGGTGAGGTATGCGTACAAATCTATTGGACGAGTGACTACATAATGGCTGAAGTCGGTGAGCTCACGTGGATTGCGGAAATCCAGGAGATCGCGGCGTCTAAACGGGAGGCCGAGGAGATGAACGAGGGGCTCGAGGGGCTCACTGGCCAGGCCGAGGAGACCGAGGCCGCGATGGACGAGGTCGGCGGGACCTCATCGCGGCTCGGCGGGACCCTCGGGGACCTCGAGAAAGGGGCGGGGTTTCTGGTCGGCGGGTTGCAGATGCTTTCGGGGGAGCTCCTTATGACTGCGGCCCGGATGGCGGGGGTGGGGGCAGCGGCAGCGAAACTTCGCGGTATTCTCGCCGGGTTGTACGCCTGGATAGCGGGCGGGGCCGGGATCAGCGGAGCCATCTCCACGCTTCTCGGGTACGGCTCCGCGTTCATCTCTTGGCTGGCCGCGGGGTCGGCCGGAGCGCTCGCGTTCGCGGCTGCTATCGGAGCCGTGATCGGCCTGATCGGCGTCTGGATTCTCAAAGTCACGGGTGTACTGGATTGGATAGGGAAGCTCGGGACGATGCTGGCCGACGCCCTTCCCGGGTGGGCCCGGGACGCCATCCTCGCGCTTATCAGCATCTTCGCCGGCGGACTGGCGGTGCTCGGAGCGATGATCGTCGGCTTCATGGAGGGCGGGCTGGACGAGGCCATCCGCCGCGGGGAGGAAGTGATCCAGATATTCAGCGGAGCCTGGGAGCGCCTCTTCGCGGGGGTCATGGAGACCGCCGGGGAGTTCAAGGACGACCTCATCGCCTGGGCCGAGGGGCTCGCCGACGACGTCGCCTCCGCGGTGAGCGGAGCGGTGACCGGGGCCTGGAACACCATCGTCCCCGCAAGCATGACGCTTCCCGAGTTCTCCATCGGCGGCCAACACATCGGCGTGGACGTCCCGTACGTGGGTCACGTCGGGGCCGACCTCCCGGCGGTGAGCGTCGGCGGCCAGGAGTTCGACTTCCCGCAGCTCCAGACCGGGGGGATGGTCCAGG